CGGAACGTCGCGCAGCTTGAACCCGAGATCAAACTTGGCCGCGTCGGTGTGCCCGTAGCCGATGGTGAGCGTGCCGATGATCGGATCGCCCGGCCGCCACTCGCGATAGATCAGGCTATTGCCGCGGCGCTGCGCCGGCACTTTGTCGTCGTACACCCACGGCACAAAGGTCTCGAACTCCTTGATGAAGCCGAGGCCCACAGATGAAAGTCGCATGCCCTTCCCCCAATAAAAAAGGCCGGCGGCTGCCGGCTAGGCCCATACTCGATCGCTGATCGTGACTAGACGGCCACAAAGGTTGGCGCAGGCCGGCTGATGGCAGCGCCGGTTGCGGTTGCACTGGAATTGGCGCTCATCAGCAGACTGTTAGCCGACAGGATAGCGTCGACCCGGCGCCGCGCGAGCCCGGCGCCGATGGTCAGGAACCCTCCGCGCGCGATACCGGCAAGACTCGACACGTTGGTGACAATCGGCGAGCCGTTCGTGATATCTCCGGTCGGGCTCCCCAAACTGGCTCCGAACTCGCCTGATGCACTGACCATCCATCCGCCTGCCCCGGCCGATGGATTGTTGCTCACCACGCGCTGCCCCTTCACGAATAGCCCGCCAGTCGGCTCGGCAAGGGCGGCCCCAACCATGTTGGGGTCGAGTTCGTGGACTTCCATCCAAACCGACGGCTGTCCGCCGCCGAACGCGGCGACCGAGAAGCTGCGCAAGAGACCGTTGTCGGTGCCGCGGCTGAAGATCACCTCGAAAAACGCAACCTGATCGCTGACCGTAAACACGATCGGGATGCTGCGATCGATGCCCTGGGACGCTCCACTGCCTGTCGCAAATGCGGTGGTATTTACAAACGACGTGCTGGAGGACCCGACCGCCTTGGACGCACCAAACACATGGCTCGCCGAGGAGAGGACGACGCCATTGGCGTCCCGCGGGATGATGGTCACCCGCACGAGATCCGCGACCGCGCTCGAGCCTGAGTCGTGGAGCACAACGAATTTCTTGTGGATGCGCGCATCGACGAACACGCCCACTCCGACCGAGCCGAGCAGCCACAGCCCGTCCTTGTCGCTGGTCACGGACGCGACCCCCGCCCACGATGTGCGGAGCTTATTCCCGCTCGCGCTGACGCAGTGAAACTTGCCGTTTGAATAGAGGACGGAGTTCTCGATTGCGAGATTGCTTAGAATGCCCGAATGCCACGGGTTGAGCAGCGTGTTCGCCGCGATCTCGTCACCGTCGAGACCTGCAACGACACCGCCGCCACGAACACGTCCTCTTCCCCAGCCCGCCGTCAGCTTCAGGTAGCGCGTCGACGCGCTGACATGGGCGGCGATGTCACACTGCTGATTCTCGGCGCGGATATTGCGAGCCTCGATGTAGAGCCCGCCGTCGAAAACGAACGGAACCACCTCGCGTACGAATGTCCATGTCACGCCGCCGTCGCTTACGGAGCCAGCCGTGTGCGTCGGCATCGTTGTGCCAGAGGTTCCCCCCGCGGCGGTGCGGTAGATATTCTGCCCCGCGCAGACCTCGGCATCGGTCCCGTAACTGAAAGCGGCAAACCAGATCGGGATAGTCCCGCCGCCGAGCTTCGAGGATGCGATCTCGAACGAAGGATAGTCAAACCAGAGATTGTTGTAGGTCGGATAGCTGCCGTCGCCGCCGGCCACGATGCCGTAGCGCGATTTCGAAAGCTCTTTCGTGGACGAGCATCCCCAGCGCCCGCCGAGCGTCGATAGCTCGTTGCACCAGCCGCTCGCGGCATTCCAGAGCAGGAGGCCGACCTTGTTGTTCCAGAGCATGCCGATCGCCATGCCCTTGAGGTAGGCGATCTGCGTGGCGTTGGCGTGCAGCTTGATCCCGACCGTGAACCGTGCTGCCGAGCAGCGCCATTCGACGCAGCCGGTCTGGTTCCGGAACTCGAGGCCGATGCGCGTCGCGGCGCCGGCCGCCGTCGCGATCGAGGGGGGGATGCCCGGCGTCTCGGCCATATCCGACCAGTCGCTCTCGGATGCGCGCTCGATGTCGATCACGTAGCGCTGGTTGGCCGATGTCGTGCCATAGCTGCCGCAAATGATGCCGGTCCCGGACGCGCCAGTGCGCACCTGGCCGACGAGACCGACGTTTGCACCGAGATCGAGCGTATCCGAAAGGTACAAGACCTTGCCGATCGGTACGCACAGCGTCAACGTCGGCTTGAACAGCGAGACTGAAACCAATCCTTGCAGCGCCTGCGCAAGCGACACAGCGCCCGCCGCCGCCGCGAGGTCATCCGTGGCGTTGTCACACGCCGCACCGAACCACGGCAGCATCAGCGTTTCCTCGACGCCGATCCGCGCCCAGCATCCCGTTGTCTTGGGGATGGTGGCGTGGGCGATAAAGCAGCCTTCGGTCGTATCCGCGTCGACGAGCGTGGTAAAATCGCCCGTGCGCCACTCGAACGGGCCCGCCCGTCCGCCGTCGAGCAAGTAAGCCGCTGCAAACTTCGCGGGGTCGAGCGCCTTCAGCACACTGCGCGTCGCGCACGGCGCGGCCGTGCCGAGAAGAGCCCGGATCGCCGCGAAATTCGCGGCGGTCATGACGGCGCGGCCGTCGGCGGTGGTATCGGTAATGTCGCCCGCGACGTGGCCGTGCGTCGCCGGTGCCTGGTCCTGTGTCCAAAGCAACACCTTGGTGCACCCCGCCCACGTGCCGTCTCCAACCGCCGTGACCTGGTAGCGGGCCCATTTGCCCGCGCCATTGTCGCCCACGTGGATCAAGTCACCGCGATCAAGCCCCGTCAGCGTGGCCGCTTCCGCGAGATCAGCAACCGGCGTGATATCGCCAAGCCCGTCAATCAGATCCTTGAGGACCTTGCCCTGCGCCGCAGAGAGCGGCACAACCGCGCTCGTAGACGCTAGGTTGTCGACGATCGCGGCAATAGGGACCTTCGTATCCAGCAGAGAGTCCGTCTCAGCCTTTTGATAGTAACGCGCATCATGCGTATGCGGCGCAGGCGCGGTGACACCGATGAGGGCGACCACAGCATGCAGAATGTCCTCGTCGCTCGACTCCGTCAGCGGGCTCCCGGCTGCGTCAGCCAGCGCGCGCACGTTGCCAACGACCCGATTGACCAGCGCGGCGGTCACCCGCGTGCCGTCGTTGGCTCCAGGCTGGGACTCGTTCTTGGCCCACGCCTTCGTCGCTGCCACGTGCGGCGGACGCACATCGGTGCCATGCTCGCCGTCAAAACCCCACGGGATACCCATGCTTTCGATTCCCCCTACATGCGTGCGAAATAACGCAGGAGCCGGCCATCCGGCGCGCTGCTCGTGGTGTGGGCGATGTGCAGCTTGTAGCGGCTCTTGCCGATGGCCAGCGCGGCGTACTCGACCCCGCTGCCGATCGTGCAGTCCGTGATACCGACGAGGCCGGCCTGCACGCGCCGGGCGAAGTTCACGGTCACATCCACGCCGCCGGTCCAGTCCTCCGGTGCGGTATCGTTCTGCCAGGTCCCGCCGGGCGCCGCTGAGTTCACCCACATGTGCGTGCCCTCGAGGTAGTGCTGGTGACGGTTCACCAGCGTCGTGACCGTGATGCCGTTCGAGCCGTTGGTCTCGACCTTGGCGATCAGCATGTCGTCGTAGGTGGAATCGAACGAATAATCCCCCTCTGGCAGCGCGCCGGGGTTGTAGGTCCCGTTTGCTAAATCGTTCAGCGAGAACGCAGGCGAGCCGGCGTTCCACTTCCAGCGCAGGTGGTACGTTTTGTTGGCCGAGGTGTTGAATGTCCGGTTCGGCGCCGAATAGTCCGCGCAGGTGATCCGGCGCGTGCCGCGGTGGATGAATGTCTGTGTGTTGCCGACAATCACCTGCCCCGAACCGATCGAGACCGACAACTTGCCGTCGACGGTTTCGACTTCCGGATAGATCGGCGCCAGTCCCGAGATCACGATGCCTGAGCCATCGATGTTGATGACGTTGCCATCCTCTGAGATCGCGACCCCGATGCCGTTGAGACCCTTCAGCCGGCGCAGCATGTGCGTCAGCGTTCCAGTGTCGGTCTCCTTGTAGACGCCGACGCCGGCCCCATCGCCTCCGATGTTGGCGGCTGGCCGGATTGCCTTCTGGATCGCCTTCAACAGGCGATCCATGTCGCCTTCGTTGCGCGGCACACCCATTCCATCCGCCGCGCGGCGGATGTACTTCAGCATCCGGTTGGCCCAGCGCGCCGTGAAACGCGTGCCGTCATCCGACGTCGGCGAGGAGCAGTCCTGGTACCAAGTATAGTCACTGCCGCCGCTGTCACCGTAGTCATCGGGCTCTTCGGTCGTCGCGTTTACGCCGGCCCCGAACGGGCCGAGGTCATTCTGACCGGGCATCCCCTAGCCTCCAATTGGTTCGTAGATTGCTTTGACGTGAGCAGGTTTGAAGCGCTCGATCAGGCAGATGAGCGCATCGATGTTCGGCCCGCAGGCCGTATCGCAGCCTGCGCGCATCAGCCCCGCCTGCGGCGCGAGATAGCGTCCGCTGTAGGACGGACTTTCATTGAGGTAGACGCGAATGAAGATCGTGTTCGCCGGACAGGCGCAGGGACTGTTGCAATCGGCACCCGCGACCATCCGTCCGGCACGCGCGCCACCGCCGACGCCGCTGCAATCGCTGCATGCGATCACCCAGCCGGACGACGCCGCGAGCCCGGCGAGGTAGGCGCAGGCCGCCCCGCCCGTCGCGCGGACCTTGTCGCAGAGTGTGCGCCACGGCTCGCACGGATCGGGGTGCCCGTACTCGACATGCCACTCCGGAAGCAATTCGCGGGCGGTGGAGCAGAAGAACTCCTCGATCAGCGCGCAGGCCCGCCGGTGCAGGTATTCGAGCACCTCCGCAAAGGCCGCCCAATACTGCTGCATCACCGTGAGACGCTCGACGACGGGCTCGGTGCCGAGACCGGTCGAACCGAGTTCGTAGAGGCCGAGTTGGCTCGACTCGCTCGCGACGATGCGCTCGGTGTTGGTCTCGTGCGTCTGCCAGGCGCGGCCGCGCGGGAGCAACGCGAGCACCTGTCGCCAGATTTGCCACTTCGTCGGACAGAAGAAGGCTTGCCGGTCTATGGTATCACAGGTCATGCGAAGGTCACCGTCCCGAGCACGGGCACGCCGCCCGCGCTGAACGCGACGTCGGAGGCAGGCGCCGTCAGCGCGTGATGGTCCTCACCGGTCGCGATCGAGATAGCCTCGACGATCTTCGACCGGTAGAGCGTGTAGGGCGCTGTCAGCGTCGAGACCCGGCCGTCGCGCTGAACGAGATCGGCGAGCTCCGCCCGAACCGCCTCGCGGATCGCGGCTGAATCCGGTGAGAGGCCAGTGATGGTGATGTTGACCGGCGTCGCAACCGGCGCCGCCACTTCCACCAGCGCGCCCGCGGGCCGCACGGTGTCGATGTAGGCGGCCACGGCCTCCACGTCGGCCGACTGCGGGATCCCGTTGGGGTACGTTCCATCCATGAGAAACCACACGCCGACGCTCTCGCGACCGTTCGTGGCGGTCACAGGATCGACGAACACCCGCGTCACCCCGTTGATCTCGCGGCACCAGGCCACGTAGTCGTGCGCCGCGCCGCCGTGCGGCGGCATGCGCTTGCGGAACCAGACGCGCTGACGCAGGCTCTCGGTGCTTTCGGTGTCCGCCCCAGCGCCGATGCCGCCAACTGCGACCTCGGCGGACGTGTTGATGCGCGACAACGGAACCGTGAGCGCGAGTCCGACGCCAGCCGCTGCGTTCCCGGCCGCGCCGGCGGTCAGGGCGCGCACGGGCACGTCGATCGAGCCGAAACCGCTGGTGATGCCGCCGACCGTCACCTCGTACTGAAAGCCGTCGGCGCGCTGAAGCACGATCCCGGCAGGCACTGCGACGTTCGGATCTCCGGTAATCGTCACGCGTCCGCCCGAGAAGGTCGCAGGGAGCCGGGCGAGGCCGAATTCGGCAGCGTGACGCTCGATCCAGTACGGATCGGTAGCCGTGTGCACGAGGATCTGGCGCTGGATGTAGGCGAGGAAACTGAAAGGCTCCCACACCGCTCCCGCGATCACCTTGGCCGAAACGGCCACGTTGTTGGGCCACAGGAAGGCGTCGGAACCCTTGAGATTCGAGCGGAAGGCGCGCGCGGTTCGCTCAGCCAGCTGCTTGAGCGTCGGCGTCTCAAACGGCATGCGCGAATACTCCCTGGTCCCCGAAATTCATTTGAGCGTTACGTCGCGTCTCAGCCCACACGACGGCGAAGCGCTGGTCATAGATGCGCGCGTCGCCGTAATCGAAATGCCGGACGGCGAGACCAAGAAAGCCCTGCTCGGGGCGAAGAACGGTCTCGACCTCCGTGCGGGCAACCGCGCCCTGTTCGATCAGAACGGCGAGGGCGTCGATGGCGTGGTCACGCACACGCACAGCCGTCGCCTCGTCGGCAAAACCGCGCTCAACCTCGGTCCAGATGAGCGAGCCGAGCGGTTGCTCGGGTTCCCCGTCGAGCTTGATGCTGTCGCCCCACCACCCTCGCCGGTCGTCGTCACCGCCCGCCAGTTGGAGCTCGTCGGGGGCCCGCGCGTCGGTCATGAGGATGAGCAGCGTTGCCGTGTGCAGCGCCGATTCCGCCCGCAGGCCGCCGAGGCTTTCGGGCTGGTCCCCAGCACTCGCGAGAATCCAGTCGGCATAACCGCCTGTGGCGTCGAGCCTCTGCACCCATACCGAATCCCACAAGAGCCGCGGCTGCCGCTCGCACCCCTCTGTGGCCCGCTTTCTGACGAGCATGCGTCCTCATTCGTCGAAGGTTTTCGCGGCGCCCGAGATCAACGCCGCCCCGCACGCCGTGTGGTCGCCGTGCCGCGCGACCCATTTCCCCTCGGCCAGCATCTTCGCGGAGTGCTCCACGATTGGATTCGGGCCATGGAGCGGGCAATCGAGAATGTCGCCCTCGCGCGCGATCAGCGCACCCTCGGCGAGACTCTTGCTGGCGGAGGTGATGACCGCGCCGCCGTGCGTGCTGGTATCGCCCAGCCGACAGATCAAGGGCATGGCGTCACGGCGGGTTGATGTGCACGACGCCGTGTGGACTCTTGATGTCCACGTCGCCGTTGTCCTTCATGTAGATCTCCTGGCCCTTCTTCGCATACACAGTGGACTCGCCAGGGGCCCGGTTGTTGAACTGCTTGCGATTGTCCTCTGACTCGAGCCCCATCAGGAAAAACTGGTCGGGACGCCCGTTCGGACTGAACCCGTATCCGATCGCACCCTTCACTGGCACCGTCGTGAGGCCGTGAGGCTGCCCGCGCAGGGAGAGTTCGAAAATCTCGTCCGCGAGCCCCATCACCGTCACCTTCATGATCGGACCGCTGTCGTCGACCTCGATCACCTCCACGCGGCGCATGGCGTTGCGTCCGCTATCCGCGTCTGCCGTGTATCCCATCGTTCTCCCCGTTTTCAGAGCGCTGGCGTTTCGCCGCGAACCGCCCCTGCTCCGCCGCCGTATCCCGCGTTCCAGGCCGGATCGCTGCCCTTGCCGTTCTGTCCCTGTCCGCGATAGGCGCGCGGATCGACCAGCTTGAGCTTGGTTTCCGTGCCGCCCTTCGACGACTGCGTGAAGCAGACGTTCTCGATCAGCATGTCCTGCACCAGGTGCATCAGGATCGGGCTCGCTACAAAGACCAGCGTGTTCGGCGTCCAGAGCGCGCCGGCCCCGTCGCGCCAGCCCTGCACCGTGATGGTCGCGCATGTCCCCTTTCCGGCGCAGCGTTCTTTCTCGTGGTGCGCCCGCTCCCGCGCTCGCGATTTGTCGGTGTCCGTCTCGTGCACGATCAACTTCGGACGGTAGCGCCGCACGCCGCTGTCGCGGGCCTGCTCCTTGATGCGCAGGTTCTCCTCGCCGGAGCCCTCGCGGTTCTGCCCTTTCACCGTGTATTCAGAATGGCGGTTCTGGTCATCGAACTCGACCGTCCACTCCTTGATGTTCACGCCCTCGACGAGCGCGCCGCCTGCCCGCGTCGCGACGCTGGCGTTGGTGAGCGAGATCGAGCCGTCGGCTTCGCCCATCATGGTCAGGCCCTGATGGCGGATGTGCCGCTCGACGCAGCGAAAGCAGGTCTCACCCTGCTCGATGCGCTGCACCGGGATGGGCTTGCCCGGCACCTTCTCCTTGATGCCGACCCCGAAGTGATCGAGTTCCTGCCCGAACTGTCCCGGCGTCTTGTTCTTGGCGTAGCCCGTCTTGTGGGTTGCGGCGCAGTCGACGAAGTCTTGCCCCTTGCCGCGCCCGCGGATCGAGACACGATGCGTCTTGGCCGCACCGCTCGATCGGTACTGGTTGATGTAGCCTGTGACGAGCAGAGAGCCCGTCGCGAGCACGGTTGCGGGCGTGCCAGGGGGGAAGTTGTACTGACCCGGACGCTCCGTCGTCTCGAAGGCGAAGCAACGAACCGGCTCGTCGATCGCGGCCGTGATCTCGCACTCCTCCCAGCAGGCAGTGAACTCGAAGCCACCGACGAGAAGCGACACTTTTTCCGTGCTCATTAGACGGCCAGCGCCTCGATCTCGAGCGGCATGAACGAGGCATGCATCGCCCGGTTGCGCCCGATCAGCTCCTCGGCCCGTCCGGCATCCCCATAAAGCCGGTAGGACCACCACAGCGACGGCATCGACGTGCTCGTCTCGTAGATCTGGACCGGCGCAAGATCGGTGATCAGCCGAGAAAGGTACTGCACAGCGTTATCGCGCACGTCCGACATGGCGACGTAGAGCGGATAGGCAAGCGGTCCCGCAAGCCCATCGAGCGCGGCGTCGAAGCGTTCGGCGAGATCGGCGCGCGCCTGGATCGCGGCCCGCCGGTCGCGATAGTCGTTCTCTGTCACGGCCACGGCCCACTCTGCGAGTGCCGTCAGCTGGAGCGTCAGCGCGAGCGCTGCGGAGTTGGCGAGTTGAATGCGCCGGCTCGGCGTCTGCGGAATGACGCCATCCGGGGCAGCCGGTTCCGTCAACGGCACAAATAAGGTGACCGCATCGGCAGGGCCGGCTGCGTCGCGCAGGCCGGCGACCAGCGCACCGATCCGTTGCGCCACGGGCGACTGCGCGGCCTCCGTTCCAGATTGCGCCTCGATGAACGACAGAGGTCCGTAAGCGTTACCGACGCTGCCAGCAGTGGCGAGCGTCACGGCATCGTCGAACAGCATCTGCGTCGCGAGCGCGAGCGCAGGTGCCTTCTCCGGATCGAGCGGCAACGTAATACGGACCGCGTCGAGCGCGGATGCGATCCCGCGAATGTCGTCCGCAGCCTGATCGCGCACGAACCCCGCGCGCCCGACCGTCGACAAAGTGGCGGCGAGAAACGCGCCGAGGGCGCCGGGGATCGCCGCTGCCGCCGAGAATGTGAGACGTTGCAGATAGGGCGCAGGGAACGGACCCGGTCCTGTGCCCTCCCGCCAGAAGCTGAGCGAGAACGCCATGAACCCCTGGCGATCCTTGTCCCAGGCCCGTGCGCAGCTCTCGCATTGGGCCTTGAGACGCTCC